TGTTACCATAGAATGTAGGTCTGTTAGGTCCAATCTTTACACCACCCCATGTTTGGTTAATCCATATCCAATCAATATGTTCTCCAAATACAAGAGTCTCACGTGATTTTGTTCTTAATACTTTTGTGTCATAAACTGGCTTCTCAGTGACTTTGTAAGTCTCATCAACAATCATGTCAACAAGCATTCCCATCTCATCAATTCTTGTCAAGTGGCCAACCATTCTCTGAGACTTCCAATAACCTGTAGTTACGCGTAGTAATCCAGTATTATCAAAGTCCATAAGGTCTTCAGACTCTGCAAGAATTTTTAGAATAATGTCATCACCAGCACCATTTACAGTATCTCTGTATGATGTAAACTGACGCATTCCTAAAGAAGGACCATCAACATTCCACTCGTGCGAGCGCGTAGCATCATAGAAAGAACCATCATTTTGTACACCTGGTAGAATATATCCTGCAGATTTAACAGGGTAAATTGCTTCCAGACTTTTTAACTGATCACCTGTCATCTGATAACCATACTTATCAATCACATCAGAAGGTGTCATTAGGTCAATCTTACCAGCCCAGTTTGACTGAGATATGTATCTTGCACCTGGAGATTTGTGATAGAATGTAATTACAGGATTCCAAACCTCAAGTTCATAATCATCTTCCAACATGTTAAAGTGCCAAAATTCTCTGTCTGCTATAAGACTATCTCTGAATGCTAAAGTTTCAAGTTCTTTCAAATTGAAACGTTCTTCATCTACATTATGCTGGTGTCCTGCCCACTCTTCAATGAGCGACTTGTAATTCTTTTTAAAGAATTCTTCTATTTCAGGTAAGGTTTTAATAGCCTCTGGAGACATCATTTGCTGAGCTTGTTGTGCTTGCTCTTCATTATTCATGTCAAGACCCATGCTATCAACCTTAGCTTTCATTTTCATTTCAGCATCTGATAACAATGTTTCCTCCAACATTGCTCTTTTTTGCTCAAGCATTTCATTGTAGGAAGTATCATCCACAGACCTATACATAATCTTATCGTTACGCTTGGCAAATTCACCAACCATTACGTTGATTACGTTTGGTATAATGGGAAAGAACTTTAACTCAAAGGCAGAAGCATCCTCTTTTGTGAGAATATCAACCAACTCAGCCATATCATTGTCTTCTTCAACAATGTAGTCTGTCTTGTCTATGATACCTGTTGCTAACTTGTAGTTCTTTAGCAATCTTCTAGCATTCCTGCGTATTTGTTTAAGACCTTGCATTTCATACCAGTCCATATTCCAAGCACCCCATGCTTCATCTTTATCCTTTACTCTTAAAAATTGTACAGGTTGAGTAAAAGTACCCATTCTGTTAGCATCAACTTTGGCGCCATTCTTAATTTGTAGTGCGTTAAATACTTGCATATTACCTCATGTTTTTAAATGGATTCCTAGGTTTCTTCATTGCTGTTGATTCTGCATTAGATGCAGTATTACCAATATGACGAAATGGACTCATAAATAAGTTACTATTTTTATTTTTATTTTCCAAATGTTCAGTGTTTTCATGCTCAGTGCGTTTTGAGAATCCTCTATTTGATTCTTGCACTTTAGCAAATGCAACCAACGCACAAAACGCAACCAAGCGGTCAACGTTAAGTCCATCTCTGTATGCTTGCATTTCTTTCAAAAGCATGATATCAGGAATTCTTTCTACACCATATGTCACTTTGGTTATGGTTCCATCTGGTTTTGTCTCTACATCAATCTCTTCTTCAAGAAACTGAATAGCATAAGACACCAGGTTTGCTTTAAACAATGTACCTGTATTTTTCCAACCATACTCCTGAAAGACGTTGTTATTACTACCAAGTTCTTTGAGGAACATAATTTGGTTTTTAGGTACAAGATATTTTTGTTTACGTCTAGAAATCATGTACTGAATAAACAAGTGAACATTGTTCTCTACAATTGTCCATGCGTTGTAGTATTCAATAAGTATTTCAAGACGTTCATGTGTTTTCTTTAAGTCATCAAAGCGTCCACACCAAGCTGCAACAATCTTGTCGCCCTCTACGCGTGTTTCAACTGTACCATCTTTCTTATTCACTTTGACTTCCTGTATTGTTTTGTACACAAATATAGAACATAATGACTCAGATGTAGTGGTTTTACCTTCAGAAACAGGGTCAATGGATGCGTAATATGTTCCAAACTTTGGATTCTCAATTGGTTTCTCATAAATAATGATGACACCTTCTTTGCTTTCTGTCTTTGGAGATATTGGGAACTCCATGATAGGTATCTTGCGTGTAGACTTTTGAACTATTTTGTCATCTTCCCACACCAAATCCACATACTCAGTAGGATACTCCTTTTCTTCTATACGTCTAATTTGTTGTGATACCAAGTGCTCTGGAAATCTAGCTTCTTTTCTATAATCAAAAGCCTCTTTTATGTTAATAGGTTTCTGAGAAATACGTAGTCTATAATCCTCTGGTTTAAGTTTTTTCTTCCAGTCTTCACGCTCAATAAGAATCATCTCTAATGCTTTTTCCACTTCAGAGTTCCCATACTGATCTATACATGGAAGCATTGACCATTGTTCTGGAATGAATAAACCACAAAGACCTTTAGTGCCTTTGTCATCTAATAAATCTGTTTGCACTGCTAAAACGTCCTTGGAATCTGGATTAAGTATTAACTCTTTTAGAGGTTCACACTGATCCAAGTCACCCACAGAACCAGCAACAACAAACATACCTGTATAAACCATACCTGATTTCATGGCAGGTAATAAGTACTCAAGTGTAATGTTCATCTTAGGAGCAATTCCTGCCTCCTCGTGGAAGAATAAAGTACAAGGACCCCCTACACCATTGGTTGGATCTTTCTCAAGAACCACACCCATGATAACAGACTTGAGACCAATGTCCACTTTTCTACCACCTTGGGTTACTTCAGTCTTCTGCTCCCAGTTAAGAACCTTGTCTGGATTACATGGACGATACCATGCTGTGTGTTTATTTAAGAAGTTACGATACTCTTCAAGAAAACGCCATGTACCTTTTTCATTTATATAGTCTTTAAGTGATCCTGCCATCTTTGCAACAGAACCTTCCTCAAAATAAAATAAGTTTGCAATCTTTCCTGAGTGATAATATGAAGATGCAATCTGACGTTTCTTAAGAATAGCTGCATGTTTATTTTTTAATTGAGCCAACTCTTCATAAAGTGCCATATGATACTGAGCATCACGCACATCAGCAAATGTAAATCTGTTTACTTCCTTATTATAGATAGGTAAAAAATTTAACCACATGTAGTAATCGCGTGGCAAATACCAACTCTTACCATTGTTCTTGTAGATTACACCATTTCTGCATTTGTCTTTTTCTGTATTCCAGTAGTTTACAAAATCTTTTGAACGCTCAGGTGCAAGGCAGTATACCCTGTTTTTATTAAACTTTCTACCTTCAGCATTAAACTTTTCTGAACACTCATCAAACTCATATTGACCTGGTTCTTTAAATATGCTTTCTACAAAATCTGCTAACTCTTCTCGTGTGTCAAACACAGTATAACTCCATTCGTCAGTCTCGTAATTGTATGTTGGTATTTCTCTGTACATCTTAAAATTTTGGTGTATCAACTAATAAAGTTACTGTTCTTCTATCAGAAAAGTTCCAAGAAACATTTTTTACTACAAAGTTTTCTTTACCAAGTTCTATCCAATCACCTTTTGATGGTACACATGGTAAATCTCTTTGTATCAAAGGTCCATCTGTAATATGCTCTACTTTAACAAAGAACATAAACTGTTGTGTATCTTTAGAATTGGTCATACGCAAGATTTTGACCTCCCCTAACATGGCTTTTTTGTTCTTCCATAAGGTCTTTGTACGCGCCTTTATATGAGCCACGTATTTGCTCAAACTTTGCTGCAGCGTTGACCAGCGGTGTGATATTACCATCACGACCATGGTGTATTGGGGTATGTTCCATATATGTAGCAAGGCGATCCAACATAGATTTAATACCCATGTAAGCCCTGTACGAAGGTGTTTCATACATCTT